CGCTGAGCCTGTCATCCGTCACCGAGTTCAGCACCAGCAGGTCGATGCTGCGCATGATGCCCACGAGCACCTTCTCGTGAGGGTCCAACGGCGCCTGGTACGCGGCGTTGTGGCGGTCCAGCCAGGTCTGTGCGGTCATGCTCTGCTCCTTAACCGGCGGTTACCGCCGCCACAGTCGGATGTCCAGGTAGATGAGGGCGCTGGCTGCGACCGAGAGCACAGCCAGCGCCCAGTTCAGGGGGTCCACGGTTCCCAGCCCGTGACCTGCGCGTCGGTGAGCACGAGGTTGCCGTTGCGGGTGGGGCGGGACAGCACCCACGGCAGGTAGTTGTCGCGCCGCATCGCCTTGATCGGCGGCGACTGCGGGTTGTCACCCGCCTTCGTGATCCAGATGACCGAGCCCACCTCCGTGGGCAGCGACGGCTTGACCTCCTCCATGACGACGGTCACGTCCGGGTCGGCGTCCGCGTAGCGCAGGCCGTTGGCCGCGTAGCGCCGTGCGTAGGCGGCCAACTCCTCGGTGGTGTACTCGCCGAGCAGGATGCGGTGCTCACCGTCCTGGATGTGCAGGGTCCAGGTCATGACGCCACCCCCACGTACTGCGCAGGCTGCTGCGGGTTGATGCCCTCACCCTCGCACTCCCGGCACACCATGAGGTCGAAGTAGTGCCCCGCCACGCGGGTGTATCCGTGACCGGAGCACCACGGGCAGGTGTCCACGGGGATGAGCCACCCGTTGTCCTGCGCCCAGGTGACGGCGTTGTCGATGGTGAACAGCGGCGGGCTCATGCTGCCGTCGGGTGCCTGGGCGTGCCAGAACCCGAACGGCTTGACGAACTGCACCGACCCAAACGCGTACAGGTGGGAGTGCAGTTCCGTGAGCGGGTACCCCGACGACATGCGCTTGGGGGTGAAGGTCGTGGTCATGGTGCTCATCCTCTCGGTGGATGTCAGACGTGGGTTAACCGACGGTTAACCCTGGTTCAGGTACTGCGCCCGGTCGAGCGCAGCGGTGTACGAGTCCGCGAGTTCGACCGGCTCCACCTGCAAGCCGAGCGGTCCTCTCGTGACCTTGACGACGGCGTTGCTGCCGTCCTCTGCCGTGAAGACGCCGTACTCGGCGCCCTCCTCCAGGTCCAGCACCCAGGTCACCATGCGTTCAGCGCCTGCCACTCGCGCACCTGGACCTGTGCCGCCTCGAACGCGCTGAACGCGTTGCGTGTCTGTCCCCTGCCAGGCTCCGCCCGCAGCGTGACCTCGGGGCTGACCTTGGCGGCCCATGCCCACCAGCCGTTGACCTCGGCCAGCAGGTAGTCCGCACCGTGGCAGTCGTCGTGCACCCACACCGTGGTGTCGTCCCACACGCGGGGCTGGGCGTCGAAGACGTGACCGTCGATGGTCAGGGTGTCCGTGAACGTGATGCTCATGAGCGTTTCCTCTCGGTGTTAACCGCCGGTTAAGCGGCTGTCAGTGGGCAGTCCTCGACCTGCAAGACACAAGTCTACCAGAAAGTCAAGCGAAAGTCAAGGCATGGCTATGCTCTGGTTTCGTGACCATGTTTCGTGACCGAAGTTTCGTGAGCGCTACACATCGCTGCACGTACTCGGTCGGGGTGAGCCTCGGAGTTAACCGCCGGTTAACCCTCCCCTGGCCACGCGCTGGGCACGGCGCGACCACGGGATGGTCAAGCGAAAGTAAAGCCTGCCCCCACCTCCCGCGCGGGGAGGTGGGGGCAGGTGGTCAGGGAAGGTAGGTCAGGGTGCCGTCGGCGTCGACGGTAAACGATGTCCCCGTGCCGTTGCCGTCACGGTGTGCGTCCCATACGCACGGTCCGCTGGCGTCCTCGGTGGGGCACACCGGCCACGCGATGCCGTCCACGGTCTGCCAGGTCTGGCCATCGTCGACGAACCGGCACCCGTCCGAGGCAGGGTCACACTCGGTCAGCGCGTCGACTGCCAGCGCGGCACCTGCCACCAAGGCGAGTCCGAGGATGGCAGCGCTGGCCAGGTTGACGGGACGCGACCAGCGGTAACCGGTCATGCTCTCGGCGGTCTGGTCGACCGCGCGGGACGTGGAGTCGCTCACTTGGTCACGACCAGCGCGACATCGGGAGTGCAGTACAGGACGCGTCCCGTGGTCGTCTCCACGCGCACGGCGCGGGTGCCCCGGTAGTCGACCACCTCAGGGAAGCGGTCGACGACGTGCCACATGCTGGCGCCGTCTTCCTGGAAGCGGTCGCCCGGGGTGAAAGCCTCAGGCACTCGGACCTTGGTCATGGTTCGTTCCTCTCGGTGGGGTCTGGTCAGGCTGACCGGACAGGATGCGCGCCCACCCGTTGCCAGGTGGGCGCGCTACCCGCTCGGTCAGGCCGACAGGGTGACGTTCTGCACGGCCGTGGTCAGCGTGGCCAGGATCGCCAGGGTGCGCGTCCTGTCCTCCTCGGTCCCGACGGCACCGGACTCCAGGCCGGACAGGATGCCGTCGAGCGTGGACCGGATCGCCGACAGGCGCGGGGTGGCGCGGGGTGCGACCACCTTGGACGGCTCGCCGACGATGGCGGCACGGGCGGCCTGCACCTCGGACACGCTCGCCCGGACCGGGACCGCCTTACCGGCGTCGGACTTGCCGTCGGCCGGGTGCGCCTCGGACGTGCGGACCGTGGCGCTCTCCAGCGCCTTCGCCACGGTGCCCGCGAGGGCGGACGCGCTGACCTTCCGCGCCTCGGTCAGCGTCGAGTAGGCCGCCGGGGACGTGGTCCCGAGCCGACGCATCGCACGGGCGACGCTGACCACCTGGGACACGTAGGGCGCCGAGACGCCGAGCGCCTTGGCGAAGTCAGCACCGGTCATGGTGGCGACGCCCCGGACATCCTTGGTGGTCAGCGCGAGTGCCACCCGAGCCATGGTCACCCGGGACGTGCTGACGAAGGTCCGAGCCTCGGTCGACGCGCGACGGGCGGCGACCAGAGCGGCGTGCGCCTCGGTCACCTTGGCGTCGGCCGCCTCGGTCAGCGCCTGACCAGCGGACAGGGACACCGGGAGGGTGGTCAGCGACGCAACCAGCGCGTCGACCTCCTCCTGAGGGACGGGACCGTGGCCGGAGTACAGCGCCTTGACCAGCGCCGGAGTGTTGTCCTCGGTCGTCTCGATGTCGACGGACTCGGGAGTGAAGGTCTGAACAGACATGATGTCGATCCTCTCGGTAACGGCAGCGGCCCCGTCGGGACCCGTCCTGCCTCGCAAGCGCGGACGCCGGGCGAGCGGTCCGACCGAGCGCCGTAACCGGCGGTTAATCGGGCCTTGACCTGCACAAACGCACTTGCAGTTCAAGTCTACCGAGCCTGTCAAGCCAAGGCTCACCTCAGGTTAGTTGTTAATTCAACTACCGCTGTGACCTGCACAAACGCACCCTCCCCCACCCCACCGAACCGAACCGCGCGCGCGAGGACAGGGCGCTGGCCGTCTCTCCAGATGGGTCTCACTTGGGGGTTATCCGTACTACAGAAACCCGTCCAGAGTTTTTGTACTACGGACACGAGGGGTTTCCGTACTACAACTGTGGGGTTTCCGTACTACAGTTAGCCACAGGGGGGCACAGGATGGCTGAGCGTGAGGGGTGTGAGGTGATGGCCAGACCCAGCAAGGGGTCGGGTGCGCGCAGTGTGATCGCGAACGTGCGGCTGACGCCACAAGAGGTGGGGCGGCTGACGGAGAAGTTCGGGTCGCCCGGTAAGGGGCTGCGCTGGATGGTGGACGACTGGCTGCGCATGGAGCCCATGCCGACAAGGCGTGCCAGTGGCGGCAAGGGTGGGGCGGTCGTCGCGGAGGGGTCACCGGACTATGTGGTCCCGGCGTCTGTCGAGGCGATGCGCAACCCGCAAGAGGTGGCGGCGCTGGACGAGCACTACGTGCCGCTCGCGAACCCGGTGCTGATGGACGACTCACCGGAACCGCACCGGCACCGTCGAGGCGCCGTCATCCGGGTCGACTACATCTACGGCACCCCCAAGCAGATCTACGGGTGCCTGGTGTGCGGGGAGGAACTGGCGTGAGGACGCTGTGCGAGAAGTGCATCGCCGGTCAGCACTGGCTGTGCCAAGAAGGCGGGTGCACCTGCGTCAGCGCCTCCTGCTGGGACTTCCACCCCAAGGGGCGCTTCCGCTACACCACGAACACGATGGCACCCGACGGTCGGGTCGCCTGGAACCACAAGGAGCAGACCATGGACCACGCACAGCGGCGGACCAACGCCGAGAACGAAGCCATCAAGGTGGCGCACATCGACTACGACCCCTCCGTCATCAAGGCGGTCATCGCCGTCGAAGTGCTCGAAGCGCTCACCTCCCGGGCCGCCAAGTACGACGCGCTCGTCCAAGGCGACGGGGACCCCATCGACCCCGTCAGCCGCATCGGGCTCGCCAAAGAGTCCACCGAGAATGGGGACCCCATGTACCAGCGGGCCAAGAAAGCCCTGGAAGAAGTCGCCACGTTCCGGTCCGTCAACGTCGAACACGAGACCGACATCATCGCCACCAGCGCCATCGACGGCACCAACCTGGCCACCTACCGGTCCGGCATCAACGAAGTCACCATCACCATCCGGGGGTACCTGCGATGAACCCGCTGACGCTGTGGATGGACCTGAACACCCTGGACGGCTACGAGGCTCGCTTCGAGACACCCGACCTCCAGCACAACGGCGAGCGGATGCCCAGCCTGCTCCTCCCCCGCCCCGTGTGGAACGAACTCGGCAAGCCCGCACGGATCACAGTGGAGGTCACACCATGAAGTACCGCAAGAAGCCCGTCATCATCGAAGCCCGCCAGTTCACACGCCTCACCGCCGACGACATCGCCGCCTGGTGCGGTGGGTTCGTCATCGCCGACGCCAAACCGTCCGACCCCACCGACGTGTACTGGGCGCTGGACATCCCCACCCTCGAAGGGGTGATGCGCGCCAGCCTCGGGGACTTCATCATCAGAGGCGTCCGAGGCGAGTTCTACCCGTGCAAGCCCCACATCTTCGTCCAGACCTACGAACCCATCCAGGAGCAGGCATGACCAACGAGACACAGAACGCCATCCAGGACGACGCCAACGCGCTGTGCCCGCTGTGGCTGTCCGGCTCCACCTACATCCCGCCCGGCCCCAGCGCCTACCGGATGATGACCGCCCCCATCACCGAGTACCCCGCCCTGCTCGGCAAGTACGTGCAAGGGCTGTACGAGGAGTTCCTCGGCGAACTCCAGTCCAAAGGCGCCACCGTCGACCCCAAGCACCTGGTCCTGACCATGGAACCCGCCGGGGACAACCTGCTACGCATCACCATCCAGGCAGGCATCAAGTGAGCATCAACTGGTGTCGCATCCTCGGGCACCGCTGGGTCAGCCGCGACATGATCGTCCTGGTCGGACCCGACGCCGGGGACACCATCTGCCTGGAGTGCGGCACAGCCTGCTGGGCAGGTGTGCGGTGAAGGTCCACTACAAGTCCAAGGACGGCACCTACGAGTCCACCGCCTACCTCGACGAGGACATCTTCGACGGGGCAGCCACGCCAGCGCGGGTCACCGGTGTCGACAAGTACACCGACGAACCCGTCACGCTCACCTACGACACCTACGGGTGGAGGGAGATCTAGTGCAGACCTACGTAGTAACCATGCAGGGCTGGAGTGAGCCCCTGCTCGTCAAGGCCACCGCTGTGCGCAGCGAGCGTGGCGACCTGGTGTTCACGGTCAACGGCCTGGCGACGTTCCTGGTCGCGACGGGCCGCTGGACGACCTGCGAAGTACAGGACGACGCGCACTAGAGCAAGCGCCGTCACCCACAGGACAAGACCGACGAAGTACGCTGCGAAGAAGATCCCCGCCAGGACGTAGAACACCGCCTTGGCCACCAGGTAGAAGAAGAACATGGTCCATGGTACGCCGGGACCACCACACCGAGGAGGAGCGATGACAGCGAAGAAGAGGACCCCCAAGGAGAAGGTCGTCGAGCCGGAGCCTGCCGAGCCACAGCAGGACGGCCCCGACCACGCCCTGGAGCCACAGGAGGAGGACAAGTGAGCCTGCCCACCTGGGTGTACTCCGGGTTCCCGGGAGGCTCCAAGCAGGAGTTCTCCAACCCCACCAACCTGGCGTGGAAGCGTCAGCCCGCCCTCATCGTGTTCCACACCACCGAGGGCGCTGGCTACCCCAGCGCGGCCACGTACAAGAACGGCCAGTCCGCACCCCACTTCACCATCGACCCGTGGGGCAAGACGTTCCGCCAGCACTACCCGCTGACGGAAGCCGCCTGGGCGTTGAAGGCCCCCGCCGGGATGTCCACCAACACCAGCGGTGCCATCCAGTTCGAGGTCATCGGCACCTGCAACCCGAACAACGCCAGCCTCGCAGCCAAGTACATCCCCGGTGCGCCGGACGACGTGCTCGCCTACGCGGCCCAGGTCATGCACTACGTCGCCGACGTGCTCAACATCGCGTGGCAGTCCTCGGTGGAGTTCGTCCCCTACCCCGCCTCCTACGGGGTGCGCGCGCCGCAGCGCCTCAGCGTCCCCGCCTGGCAGACCTACTACGGGGTCCTCGGCCACGAGCACGTCCCCGGCAACGACCACGGTGACCCCGGCTCGGTGGACATCGCCCGGTTCCTGTCCCTCGGGGCAGGTGCCACCCCGGTGCCCAACCCCATCCCCACGCCCACCCCGCCGCCCACCCCGCAGCCTGGCGGGATCGACGAGGACGGCATCTGGGGTTCTGGGACGACGAAGCGCGCACAGCAGGTCGTCGGACGCGGCGCCCTCGTCGCCGACGGGGAGGTCTGGTACCAGTACGCGCCCAACAAGCAGCCCGGCCTGACCACCGGCTGGGTGTGGAACTGGTCCAAGGGCAAGGGCTCCCCGCTGATCGCGGCGATGCAGCGTGGCATGGGCATCGCCGACGACGGCGTGGCAGGCTCCGACTTCTGGCACGCCTTCCAGCGCCGCATGGGCACCGTCGCGGACGGGGAGATCTGGAACCCCAGCCCCGCCGTCAAGGAGTTCCAGCGCCGCCTCAACCAGGGCACCTGGTAACCCACACACCTCAGCCCCGGCGCGTGTCACCCCTGCACCGACGCGCCGGGGCTGAGCCGCGTTCCGGGGCAACCAGTTCTACGCTGAGCACATGAGCATCGAGATCAAGCAGGTCGAGCAGGAGTACCCGTTCCTGGGGCGCCAGATGGTGCACGACTCGCGCTCCCGGCTGTTCACCCCCAAGGGCCTGACCGTCGACAAGGCCACCTGGCGGACCAAGTCCATCCGGCTGTACGACCCGCTGCCCAACCCGAACCAGCGGGTCGGCAACTGCACCGGTGTGGCCAAGGCGATGCAGTTGAACGCGGCAGGCAACCGCAACCCGGTACGCCACCGGTCCTGGTGGCCGTCCACCTCCGGGATCATCACCATGCTCGACGCCGAGCAGATCTACCACCTCAACACCCAGGTCGACCCGTGGCCCGGGGAGTGGCCGCCCGACGACACCGGCTCCTCCGGCCTGGCCAGCGCGCAGAGCGCCCAAGCCATCGGCTGGGGTGGGGAGTACAACTGGCTGTTCGGCGGCGCCGACGAGGTGGTGCAGGAGGTCATGCGCGGCAACACCGTCTCGGTGGGCACCTGGTGGTACCAGGGGATGATGAACCAGGACGCCGACGGGGTCATCCACCCCACCGGTCCCCGCGTCGGGGGCCACCAGTACCTCATCCGCGGCTACGTCAAGGCCAAGGACCTGGTGCTCGGGCGCTGCTGGTGGGGGGACTTCCGGGACTTCTACATCCCGCGCACCGCGCTGAACGACCTGATCATGGACGACGGAGACGCGCACACCCAGCGCACCCTGTAAGGACCCGCTGGGATATACGCTGCCCCCATGGTCCAACTCCACGAACTGACCTACGTGCTCGAACCCATCGATGCCGTGCGCCAGCACCCGGACAACCCGAACAACGGGGACGACGAGGAAGTCGCCGTCTCCATGGAGATGAACGGCGTCTACAAGGGCGTCACCGCTCAGCGCTCCACCGGGTACATCCTCGAAGGGCACACCCGCTACGTCGCGTTGAAGCGGCTCAACTCCGAGCACATCTACGTGTCCTGGCTGGACGTGGACGACGCCACCGCGCTGCGCATCCTGCTCGTCGACAACGAGTCCGCGCGCAAGGCGTGGATCGACAAGATCATGCTCGGGGAGATCCTGGAGCAGATCGCCGCCGACGACCCCATCGTCGGGCTCCTCGGCACCGGCTACGACATGGCCTACCTGGAGAACCTGCGCGACATGCAGATGGACTCCCCGCTGGACTTCGACGAGAACGACTTCGCCAAGCAGCGCAGCACCGGCCACGCCATCACCTGCCCCGCGTGTGGGCACGAGTTCGGAGGCGGACGATGACCACCGAGACACCTGCCGAGTGGGAGTTCGAGGACCCCACCGACGCGCAGATCGCCAAGGGGGAACTGAACACCCACCTGAAGCCGCGCGTCACCCACCAGGGCAACGGGCGGGGCAAGGACGACGACGACAACCCCACCCGCGCCATGGCCGCCGTGGCCCTACGCCTCGGTGGCGCCGGGTACGCGACCATCGCCGCGCAGTTGGGGTACGCCTCCGAGCGCCGGGTCCGGGACGTGATCGAGCGGGCACTGGCCGCCAGCGTCGACGACACCGAGGACACCCAGCGTCTGCGCAAGATCCAGCACGCCCGCCTGGAGCGGATGCTCACCAGCGTCTGGACGCGGGCCAACAACCCGAAGGACCCGGACCACCTGGCGTATTCGGCGCGGGCTCTGGCGATCCTTGACAGGGAGAACAAGATGCTCGGCATCGACCTGCCCACCCAGGTCGCTGTGCACCACATCCCCGAACTGGGCGAGGTGCAGGCGTGGGTCGACGGGATGGTCGGGCGGATCAAGGGCGCCCCACAGGTGGTGGAGGCGGAGATCCTGGAGATCGAGGGAGGCCAGTCATGGAGCGACCAGGTCTGAGCGCGGCAGCCGTCGAAGGCAGGGCACTGGGCCTGATGGAGGCGGTGCACTGCCTGCACACCCCGGACGAACTGCGCGCCATGCGCGACACCGCCGCCGTAACCGTCGGTTATGGTCCCGCCAGCGAGGGCATGATGGCCAGGTTCGACGCCCTCATCGAGTGCAGGGAGGAAGCGTGCCGCTTGACCCGATGATCGACAAGACGATGGACACCTTCGACCACCCCGGATGGCAGGAGGAAGTCCTGGACAGGGTCCGCGCCTCCGAGCGCAAGAAGAACCCGTCCGGTCGTCGCCTCGCATCCACCACCATCGACTACGACCCACCCCTGGCCATCCTGTTGAAGCAGGCCGCCGAGGCCCGGGACATCGGGGTCGGGTCCTACGTCAAGCGGGCGCTGGCCAAGCAGATCGCCAAGGACCTGGGCATCGACTGGACCGAGGTGCTCATCCACTGCGCGCAGGCCCGCGAGTACGGCTCGAAGCCGCCCGGTGCACGCAAGTCCGAGTTCGGGGTGCGCCGCACCTACGACGACGGCGAAGGCTTCGGGGACTGGACCAACTAAGTTCAGCGTCAGTTAGGCCAACGTGTGTCAAGATTGAGGCATGAAGGTGCGCTACCTGACGCGTTGCGGACGGTGCCGGGAGTGGATGAACCCCGGCACTGAGGCGAGCAACGAGTTCGGCGCCCTGTGGCACACGACATGCGTGCTGGTCTACAAGCAGTCGCGCCTGGCCCTGGTGGCGGCGGGTCGTAAGATCCGCCCATGAGTGCAGCGGCGGCAGACGACTTCGACCCCTCCGTCTTCGAGATGTGGGACGAGAAGACGAAGCGCCTCGCCGCCGAGCGCCTGCACAAGTCCGTCGAGGGTCAGATCAAGGTCTTCTACTGCACCCGTGGCCGGGCCTGCGACGGCAAGCCGCACGACGCCTACACCTGGCGCCACGCCCGGGGTGACCAGTGGCCACCGCCCGGGGATGACTGGTTCGTCTGGCTGGTCATCTCCGGGCGTGGGTCAGGCAAGACCCGCACCGGCGCGGAGTGGGTCCGCAAGATGAGCGAGCGGGTCCCCGCCATCGCCCTGGTCGGACGAACCGGCAACGACATCCGCGACACCATGGTCGAGGGTGAGCCCACAGAGAACGGCTCCGGCCTGATCCGGGCCTGCGAGCGCGCCGGTGTCACCGGGTACCTGTGGGAGCCGTCCAAGAAGTTGTTCACCTTCCCCAACGGGGCGCAGGCGCGCGGGTTCTCCGGTGAGGAGCCGGACACCCTGCGTGGCAAGCAGTTCGGTGCGGCCTGGGTGGACGAGCCCGCGCACATCGACCTCATCGACGAGGTCTGGAAGATGCTGAAACTGACCCTGCGCATGCGGACCAGCGCAGGGCGAGCCAAGGTCCTGTGCACCTCGACCCCCAAGCCCATCCCCTGGATCAAGGAACTGGCCAAGAAGGACAACACCCGCCTGGTCCGCGTCTCCACCTACGTCAACCTGGAGAACCTGGACGAAGCGTTCGCCGAGCAGATCCTCGCCGACTACGAAGGCACCCGGCTCGGGCGCCAGGAGTTGCACGGGGAGATCCTCGAAGACGTCGTCGGTGCCATGTGGACCAACGGCATGATCGAGGACAACCGCGCCCACGGCTTCGACATCGAGATCACCCCCATGGACCGCATCGTCGTCGGCGTGGACCCGGCAGGCTCCAACGTCCGGCGCTCCGACGAGACGGGGCTGATCGTGGTCGGCAAGCGGGGCAACGAGTTCTACGTCCTGGAGGACCGGTCCGGGAAGTACACCCCGCAGGGCTGGGCGTCCCTGGCGTGGGGCCTGTACGAGCGGTGGCAGGCGGACAAGATCGTCGCGGAGAAGAACTTCGGTGGCGCCATGGTGGAGCAGACCCTCCAGAACGCGGCAGCCGGACGAGCCCTGGCCCTGCAACTGGTGGTGTCCCGCCGTGGCAAGGCCGTCCGTGCCGAACCGGTCGCCGGACTGTACGAGCAGGGCCGCGTCCACCACACCGGGGTGTTCGACGAACTGGAAGCGCAGATGACCGAGTGGGTGCCCGGCGAGGGTTCCTCACCGGACCGGGTGGACGCCCTGGTGCACGCCGTCCTGGCCCTGTCGGACGGTCGCGGACCGGCGGAGATCGCCGCGCCCGGGGGCCGGATGCGACCCCGTAACCCCGGTGGTCTCCTAGTATCACGAGCATGACCTACTTCGAGATCATCGCTGCGGCGGTGGTGGGTGTCGTCTCGGCTGCCCGTCTGACCCGCCTCATCACACAGGACACCTACCCGCCAGTCGTGTGGCTGCGGATCAAGTGGGCGAACATCACCAACGAGGGACCGTGGGAGAAACTCGCCACCTGTCCTTGGTGCGCTGCGCCCTACATCACTGCCATCATCTTGGCGTGGGGGTTGCTCACTGACTTCCAGGTAGCCTGGTGGGTGTTCAACGGCTGGCTCGCCGCCGCCTACCTGGCATCCATGGTTGTCGTCCGAGACGGGGAGTAGATAGCCGATGGCACGTACCCGGGTGGAGGCCCCCGCCCCTCCGGCGACGATGATCGCCTCCGCCGTGCGGATGCAGGGCAAGCCGAAGTCGACGAAGAAGTTGGAGACCAAGGGCTGGCAGCGCCAGGCGTGGTACTACTTCGACACCATCGGTGAGTTCGCGTTCGCGGCGAACTGGGTGGGCAACCTCCTGTCCCGGGGCGTGCTGTACGCGACACGCGACACCGGCAACGGACCCGAGCGGGTGGCCGCGAACTCCCCGGCGGACGCCGCGCTCGACGAGTTGTTCAACGGCCAGGACGGCCGATCTCAGATGCTGCACGACATCGGCGTTGCCTACACGGTGGCCGGTGAGTGTTACATCGTCGGGTTCGAGTCCAAGGGTGTGCAGGACTGGTTCGTCACCTCACCCGAGGACCTGGTCAACAAGGCCGGAGCCTGGTGGCTCAACGACGAGGAACTCCCCACGGACGCGTTCGTCATGCGGATGTGGCGCCCCCACCCCCGCAAGCGCAAGGAGGCCACGAGCCCCGCGCGTGCGGCACTGCCGATCCTGGCCGAGATCGAGTCGCTCACCCAGCGCATCAACGCCGAGGCGTCGAGCCGACTCACCGGCGCGGGCATCATGTGGGTGCCGAACCAGATCGCCGCCGCAGCCTCCGCCCTGACGCAGGCCGACGACGGCACCCAGGTGGGCGTCACCGCAGCGTCGTTCGTGCGCACCCTCCAGGAGACGATGGCCACCGCCATCTCCGACCCGGGCGACGCCAGCGCGATGGTCCCCATCGTCATCACCGCCGACGGCGAGTTCATCGACAAGGTCACCGTCACCAAGTTCTGGTCCGAGATGGACTCGAACCTGCTGGCGCTGCGCGAAGCGGCGACCAAGCGGCTGGGCCTGGCACTGGACATGCCACCCGAGGTGCTCACCGGTGCGGGCGAAGCGAACCACTGGAGCGCCTGGCAGATCGACGAGTCCGCCATCAAGGCGCACGCCGAGCCGCTGCTGCGCACCATCTGCGCCGCGCTCGCCAAGGGCTACCTGCGCCCGGTCCTGTCCGACGAGGACTCCATCCCCGACAACGAGGTGCGCGAGTACGGCATCGGTGCCGACACCTCGGAGATGCGCCTGCGGCCGAACCGCTCGAAGGAGGCCATCGAACTGAACGACCGGGGCATCCTGTCGAACAAGGCCACCATGCGCGAGACCGGCTTCGCCCCCGAGGACATGATGTCCCCGAAGGAGCGGGCCGAGTGGATCTTGCAGAAGATGGCCTCCGGTTCGGCCACCCCCGAGATGGTGGTGGAGGCAGCCCGCCTACTGGGCGCGAACCTGCCCACCCCGGCCATCGAGTCGACCCCCAACGAGGCGCGGCCCGACCCGTCGCTGGAGGAGCACCCCACCCGGGACATCCCCGAGCAGATCCCCGCTGCGCTGATGATGGCCAGCGAGATCATGGTGTTCCGCGCACTGGAGCGTGGCGGCAACCGGCTACGGACGAAGACCACCAACAAGTTCAGCGACGTGTCCGCCTCCGAGGTGTACCTGTTCGTGCCGTGCAACAGCGGCACGGTCGACGACTGCCTGGTGGACGCCTGGTCCAACGTGGACCGGTTCGCCCCCGACCTGGGTGTCATGCCCCAGTCGTGGGCGGCGTGCATGGACGCGTACGTGCGGGTGCTGCTCGCTGAGCGCAAGCCGCACGACCGCGCCCTGCTGGCCCGCCACCTGTCGAGGGTGACGGCCGCACCGCTGCGTCTGGTGTCGGCATGATCTTCGTCGCCGACCGCGAACAGTTCGCCGCCCAGCGCCGGGCGGTCCTCACCCGTGGAGACGATGACCTGTCCCCGGCTGTCGACGATGCCCTCGCACAGTGGGGGCAGGAGCGCTGGTGGGCACCCATCACCGAGGCCGCTGGTCGTCTGTTCGACATCACCGCCGAGGCGGAGGGGGTACGCGACCCGGCCACAGTGGCGGGTGCCCGCGACGACTTTACCGAGGGCATGGGGGAGCGGCTCGCTGAGACGAGCGAACCCGGGCCTGACCGTCCTGCGCAGAGCGCGCGCATCACCGCCTGGGTCTCCACCGCCACGGTCAACGCCGCCACCATGGCAGCCGCCGCAGCGGACGAGGACGAGGTGAACCTGGAGTGGGTCACGATGCACGACCCGCTGGTGCGCGCGGCCCACGACGACGCCGACGGGCAGTCGGTGCCAGCCGGGTCCACGTTCTCCGTGGCAGGCTACGACTTGCACTACCCGGGTGAGCCTGTCGGCCCGCCCAGTGTCTGGATCAACTGCCGGTGCGTGGTTCGGCCGGGACCTGGAGGGAACATGGCTGCCAGCGTGAACTCGGGACTGCTCACCATCCCCGACGCGGTGCACGCAGGAACGCCCGAGGGGAACACACAGTTCGTCGAGGAACTCGCCACCGCGATGGCCGAGCCCATCGCGGACGACGAGATCGACCCCGACGCTCCGGTCATCACCGACGACGACCTGGACATGGACGTGCCGTTCTACGGCGTCGCCCTGCCCGAGGGCCTGCCCACCGGGGACCGCCGCAAGTTCGCCGTCGGCTCCGTCCGGTACCGCGACCTGCCCCTGCCGTTCCGCGCCCAGCCCGCCGACATCGGTGGCCACGACGGTGCCGTCACCATCGGGCGCATCGACAACATCTGGCGCGACGAGGCCAGCGGCCTGATCAAGTACGAGGGCGTGTTCGCACGCACCCCGCAGGCCGAGGAGTACATCGCGATGAACGCCGACCGGATGCGCCGTGGCGTCTCCGTCGACGTGGACGACGCGACCGCTGAGGTGCAGAACGAGGACGGCTCCCTGTTCGACGAGGAGACGTGGCAGCAGGGCGACCCGCAGCCGTTCACCGTCGTCACCGACGGACGCATCGCCGCCATCACCGCCGTGGACATCCCCGCGTTCCAGGAGGCGTTCGTCGCCATCGGCACCTGGGCGGACCACCCCACCGACGACAACTCCGACCCGGTGGACAGCGTCGCGGTCGAGGCTGCCTGCACCGAGTGTGAGGTCGCCGCCCTCCTGGCGAACATGCCGCCCGAGCACCTCGCGCAGTTCGAGGCGCAGTACGGCTCCGCCAACGACGAGATGCTCGGCTTCGAGTTCGAGGTCGACGACGGCACCAAGTACCGGCTCGACTCCGTCGGCCTGCACGTCTTCGCCCCCGGCACCCACGACGGTCCCGGCTGGATCACCCACCCCCGTGCCACCGAGCGCATCCGCCGCTACTGGGTGCGCGGGAAGGGCGCGGCGAAGATCCGTTGGGGACAGCCTGGCGACTTCAACCGCTGCCGTCGCCAGTTGGTCAAGTACGTCAAGAACCCCGACTGGCTGGCGGGGCTGTGCGCGAACATGCACAAGGAGGCGATCAAGTTGTGGCCAGGCCAGGAGGGTGGCAAGCGCAAGCACTCCATCGAGGGCGACCCGGCTGACGCGTTCACGCTGACCGCCGCCATCGAGTCGGACCGCCTGCCCGCCGCCTGGTTCAAGGACCCGAAGTTCGCCAAGGCCCAGCCGGTCACGGTTGACGAGGACGGCCACATCTACGGCCACCTCGCCCTGTGGTCCACCTGCCACATCGGGATCGACAAGGTGTGCACCAGCGCACCCACGTCCCTGTCCCGGTACGCGTACTTCACCACCGGCGCTGTGCTCACCGACGAAGGCCAGGTCCCTGTCGGCAACATCACCATGGACACCGGCCACGCGGGCATGTCCCTGCGCGCCCGTCCGGCGATGGCGCACTACGACAACACCGGCTCGGTGGCCGCTGACGTGGCGGCAGGCGAGGACCAGTTCGGCATCTGGATCAACGGTGCCGTCCGCTCCACGCTGAGCAAGGAGCAGGTGCACGCCCTGCGCGCTTCCACCCTGAGCGGTGACTGGCGTCAGGTGGGCCGGAACCTGGAACTGGTGGCCGCGCTGGCCGTCAACGTCCCCGGCTTCCCCATCCCCCGTACCGCACTGGCCGCCTCGGGCGGCGAGCAGATCTCCCTGGTGGCGTCGGGTGTCGTGGCCCCCGCCACCGGGGAGGCCGAGGTCGAGCCGGACCCCGCCATCTCGGCGGAGCGTGCGGCCCGTGCCAACGCCGCGTTCAAGGCCCTGCGCGCCGCGCGCCTGGCCGCCGTACAGAGCACGTTCAGCCAGTAGTCTGCGACCGAGAGAGAGGAACCATCATGGGATGCGCGTGCAACGGCGGAGCCAGCAGTGCCAACCGCCAGTCCTACACCGTCACGTTCAGCGACGGCACCACCAAGACCTACGCCAGCGAGGTGGAGGCCCAGGCGGCCATCGCCCGGCGTGGGGGCGGCACGTACAAGATCGCGTAGACCGCAGTGACCCAGGTCCGCATCGACATCCGGAAGGCCACGGCCACCGGAACGAACGTCCCACTGCGGATCGGCATGCAGTGGGCGCCCACCGTCGCGCGGAACGTCGGGTCATCGCTGGTCCTGCCTGAGTCCTTCGCGGTGCTGCTCGACTACGCACCGGTCACCATCGTGGTGGCACCCACCGGTCCCGGCTGGGCCTGGCGGGTGCGCTACTCGGTGAACTCGCAGAAGTACGACCGCTACCTGGTGGTCCCGAACTCCGCCTCGGTGGTGGAGTTCACGGACCTGGTGGAGGTGGACCCGGGGACGCTGGCGCCCAGCGCGCTGTCCTCCGGGTCCATCCTCTACGCCACCGACACGGGTGCCCCCATGCGGGTCAGCGTCCTGTCCAACGGCACCATCACCGCTGTCCCGGTAGGTCCCTGATGACTCAGGTGCGCATCGACATCCGCAAGCCGTCCATCACCGGGGTGAACGTCCCGCTGATCATCGGCATGGTGTGGTCACCCAGCACCCAGCGTGTAGTCAACGACGCGCTGGTCGTCCCGGAGTCCTTCTCGGTGACCCTCGGGCAGACGCCGACCATCATCGAGGTGGCACCCACCCAGCCCGACTGGGTGTGGCGCGTGCGGTACACCGCCAACTCCGAGAAGTTCGACCGCTACCTGGTGGTCCCGAACTCGGCCACGGTCGTGGACTTCACAGACCTGGTGGAAGTCGACCCGGGGACCTTGTCTCCGCAGATCGAACCGGAGGCCGCATGGTGGGCCTCTGTCCAGTACATGCTCCGGGGTGTCATCCTTGCCCCGTCTGACCCCGTCCCGGCAGGGCTACCTCCCGGGTCCCTTGTGTTCCGCACCCAGTAGGAGTCCGTCATGGCACTGAGCATCGCCGTCGCCACCGGCACCCAGCCCATGGGTGCCGCCCTCGCCACGTCCATCGGGACCGGCTCGATCATCGAGATCCGTTCCGGCGCCAAGCCCGCCACCCCGGAGACCGCCGCATCCGGCACGCTCCTGGCGTCCATCACCATCGCAGGCGCGTGGACCTCCACGCTGGGCGTGCTGACCGCAGCGGACCCGGGCGCCGTCGCACCGGCCGCGTCGGGTACGGCTGGCCACTTCCGGTTGAAGCAGTCCGGTGGCACCGCCGTCCTGGACGGCACAGTCACCGCGACCGGTGGCGGTGGTGACCTGACGCTGGGCTCGACCACGGTCACGACCGGTGTCAACGTCGACCTGAACGCGCCCGCCATCACGATCCCGGCCTGATCCTTCCCTCCTCTGAGGGGAGGACCCTGTGGCGATTTCGTTCTTTCAGACCGCGTCATGGGCGACGGCCGGTACGGTTAACGGCACTGCCTCGACCTACAAGGACATCACCTTTACCGGTGTCTCCGTTGGTGACCTGCTCGTCGTCGGTGCGGCCGGTGAGAACACTGCCACAACTGGTACTCGATCGGTCACCACGCAGTCCGGCACGACCGGAGCGTGGACCACCAGTTTCCCGACCCCTGCCAACGCCGCAGACACGGACGTCTTCCTGGCGCGCGCTGTCGCCACCTCGTCCGGAACCATCGTCGTCCGAGGGCAGGTCCGCCTGACCCCCTCCTCGCTGCACATGGGCGTGTGCGGGTGGTTGATCCCAGCGGCGGAGTGGAACTCCTCGGGCACGATCACGCAGGCCGTGTTCACGGGTGATGCCGACGGCCAGGCGTCCCTCGTCTGTACGGCAGGCTCCACGTACACCGTCCTCTACGTCGGTGCCGGTTGGGACGCGCTCGGCAGCACCACCACCCCCACGCCCGCAGGTGGAACGAACCGCGTAGCGGTCCTCGACTCCAGCCACTACACCGTCGAGGTCTTCGACTGGACCGCGCAGGCTGCTGGCACCCGCAACTACGGTCCGGCCGCGCTGACCGGACGCGACTACACCGGCGCGGTCCTGGCCATCCCGGAGGCGGCGGGCGGCGGTACGAACACCGGGTCCTTGGCCGCGTCCACCAACCGGCCCACCTCGGTGATCACGGGCGCGTCCGTCAACACCGGCTCGCTGGCAGCCTCCACCCCGCGAGCCACCTCGGCCCTGACGGGCGACTCGGTCAACCCCGGCAGCCTCACCGCGCAGACCAACCGTCCCACGTCCGCGATCACGGGCGACTCGACCAACCCTGGTGTGCTCGCGGCCACGACGCCGCGCCCGACCTCCGCGATCACTGGCGACTCGGTCAACCCCGGCTCCTTGGCGGCGGCGGCGAATCGACCCACGTCTGCCATCACCGGCACGCAGACCAACCCCGGCACGCTGGCAGCGTCGACCCCGAGGATCACTTCGTCCATCACGGACAGCGCCCCAGTCAACGCGGGCTCCCTGGCGGCGAGCACGCCACGTATCACCTCCGCGATCACGGGCCAGTCCGTCAACGCTGGCTCGCTGGCCGCCAGCACCAACTCCCCGACGAGCGTCATCACCGGGACACAGACCAACCCAGGAAGCCTGGCGGCCTCCACGCCGAGGGTCACGTTCCAGGGCAGCGACTCCGCGGTCAACGTCGGCACCCTGGCCGCGTCCACACCGCGCCCCACCTCCGTCATCACTGGGCAGTCGGTGAACTCCGGCTCCCTGGTGGCATCCACCGCGCGCCCCACTGCTGCGATGACCGGACAGTCCGTCAACGCTGGGGTGCTCGCGGCCTCCACGCAGCGGCCGACCATCGCGTTCACTGGGCAGTCCCTCAACACCGGTGCGTTGGTCGCCGCCACCAAGCGGCCCACCATGCTGCTGACCGGGCAGTCGGTCAACGCGGGCGTCCTGGCCGCCGTCCTGCCGAGGATCACCGCGCTCATCACTGGGCAACTGGTCTCCTCCAACGCCACCCACTGGTTCACCCCTGCTGGGGACCCGGTGACCCTGGAAGGCGTGTGGAACGGGACCAGCATCCAGCCGGTCACGGTCACTGTCACCTGACCTGCGACGCGCCGGTGTGTGGGAGTCGCTGGACTCCTGCACTCCCGGCGTGGTTTGATCCGTCCAGAAGCAGTCGCACCCTCTGGCCGTAGGCCGTGGCAGTGAAGTCACCTCCCACATACCTACGCGACCCATGGAGGGTTCCCGTGTTCAAGATCCCCGGAGTCACCAAGGACTCCACGCCGGAGCAGATCGCCGAGGCGATCAGCGCCCACCTCGCCAGCCTGGACAAGGCCGGTCTCGCCTCCGCCAAGGACGCTGCGCTCGCCGAGGCCCGCACCATCGGTGCCCCGGAGGACATCAGCGACGAGGACCTCGCGGTCCTGGAGACGCTGGCCAAGTTCATCGGTGCCGCCGACGCCGCGATCAGCGAGCAGACCGCCGCCGAGACGCTGCGCGCCGACCGTCTCGCCGCAGCCCGTGCGCTGCTCGTCGAGCCGGAGGTCGAGCCCGAGGCCGAGGTCGTCGAGCCGCAGCCCGAGGTGACCGACGAGGTCATCGTCGAGGAGCCCGTCCTGGAGCCGGTCGCGGCCTCCACCACCCCGAAGGAGAAGGTGTCCGCCGTGCGCCGTGCCGCCGCCGCTGCCCTGCCGGTCGACGTGGAGGTCACGCCGTCGCGTGGTCGCGCGACGATCACCGCCGCAGCCGACCTGCCGGGCGTCTCGCTCGGGTCCACGTTCGAGTCGATGCGCGACCTGCGCGAGCCCACCCAGCGCGTGCTGGAGGCCCTCGCCCGTGGCACGTCGGGTCGCACGGAGAAGCCCATCGCGCAGTTCAACCTCCAGCGCAGCGACGACCTGTACGCGGAGGGTGACCTCTCCTTCCAGGAGGCGCTCGACCGGGCGGTCGACGAGACCCGCCTCCCCGGCGGCTCGCTCATCGCGGCCGGTGGCTGGTGCGCCCCGTCCGAGACCATCTACGACCTGTGCGAGGGGGAGACCCTGGAGGGCCTGTGGGACATCCCCTCGGTCAACGTCGCGCGTGGTGGCCTGAACTTCACCAAGGGTCCGCAGTTCTCCGACTTCTACGGGCTGTCGGCGAACTTCATCAACCAGACCGAGGCGCAGGCCATCGCGGGGACGCCCAAGCCGTGCGTCTCGATCACCTGCCCCCCGTTCACGGACGTGCGCCTCGGCGTCACGGGCCTGTGCTTCACCGTCCCGATCCTCACCGAGGCGGCCTACCCGGAACTGGTCCAGCGCTACGTGAACGGCCTCACGGTCGCCCACGCGCACTACAAGAGCCTGGACCTGATCACCCGCGCGCTGGCCATCGCCGGTGCGGCGGTGCCGGTCGTCAACCCGTGGCCGACGCTGTCGGGCTCGCTGCTCGCGGCGCTCGAACTGGTCGTCAACGGTGAGCGTCAGCGCTACCGCCTCGGCCTGAACGCCACGCTGGAGGCCGTCCTCCCGTTCTGGATCAAGGCGGCCCTGCGCGCCGACCTGTCGATCCGCAACGGCGTCGACTACCTGTCGGTCACCGACCAGATGGTCGACGCGTGGTTCTCCGAGCGTGGCATCCGCGCCCAGTACGTCTACGGCTGGCAGCCGCTGGTCCCGACCTCGGCCGGTGCCGGTGTCGCCATCGACTACCCGGCCACCCTGGAGGTCCTCGTCTACCCGGCGGGCACCTTCGTCCAGGGCACCAAGGACGTCATCACGCTCAACGGCGTGTACGACGCGGCGGGCCTCGCGCTCAACCAGTACACGGGCCTGTTCACGGAGGAGGGCATCTCCCTCATGAACATGTGCTACACCCCGAAGCGGATCTCCCTGCCCATGGACATCACCGGCCTCACGGCGGCGGCGTTCATCAACCAGGACTACGGCACGGTCCCGCCGAAGATCGTCGCGGCGAGCATCCCCGAACTGTGATCGGCACCCCAGGGCTAGGGACTTCGACCCCCTAGCCCTGGGGTCCTTTCCCTCTGGAAGGAGGTCGACATGGCTGCACTGGTCACAGTGGAGGCACCGGAGTTCGGCCCCGCAACGGGTGGTCTGCTCACCGTGGCGAACGTGGTCGACGGGGACGCCCGCGTCGGCATGGGTGTCACCTACGACAACACCGGCTTCTGCGGCGTGGCACGTGCCCTGCCGCAGGGCTGCTTCTCCACCGGCCCGGCCCAGCAGACCAAGACGTTCGACGGGTTCGGTACGAACCCCGCCGCTGCGTCGTTCGGCATCTACAAGGGTGTCGAGTGCTGGCTGTCGGGTGACGACAACTTCGAGGCGACCGCCACCAGGGGGCTCGGTCTCGGGGAGTCGTTCGCCGTGGCGAACGCACTGGCGACCACCATCCTGGAGGTCAGCCCCACCATCATCCTGCCGTCCACGAACGACCCGGTCCTCGCCCTGGCGAAGGCCGAGCAGTGGGCGGGGGAGAACTACTCCGGCATCCCCGTCATCCACGTCACGCGGTACGGGGCGTCCATCCTGGCGAGCCTCGGCCTGCTGGTCCGCAACCTGGACGGCAGCCTGGAGACGTGGCTCGGCAGCAAGGTGTCCGCCGACGCTGGCTACATCGCCAACGAGTCCACGGCGTTCAACATCTGGGTGACCGGCCAGGTCAACCTGTGGCGCACCCCCGTGATCGTCAACAACGCGCCGAACACCACCCTGAACAAGGGCCGCGCCATCGCGGAGCGGCTCTACGCAGCGACCGTGGACTGCATCCACGGCAAGGTCGTCGCGAACTCGATCACGCTCACCAACAAGACAGGAGTCTGACCATGGCTTACGAGGTCCAGGAAGGCGAGGCGTTCGTCGACGGCCTGACCCAGGAGAACGCAGTCGCGCTCCTGGAGGCAGCCGAGTCCCTGGAGGTGAGCGTGCACGAGGTGCGCACCGTCTCCGGCGGGTTCGTGGTGCCCGAGGCTGTGGCCGACAAGGCGTTCCCCCCGAAGAAGCAGACGGCGGCACAGAAGAAGGCCGCTGAGAAGGACGAGGAGACGGCCTGATGGCAACCAAGTGCTTCCCGGTCCTGCGGGGACGGCGCATGCGCCTGACCCGTCTGGACGGGTGCGGTCGGCCGGTCTACGCCGCTGACTCGGTGATCGTCACGAAGGGGTTCATCTCGGTGGCCCTGACGGCGGACATCGACGACGGCGAGGCGATCACGGTGCAGAACGCCAACGGCGACAACTGCATCAACGAGCCCGCCGTCCCGAAGTTGAACGGCTACGGGGTCGCGATCACGTTCTGCTCCGTCGAGCCGGACGCCCTGGCGATCACCTCGGGCCAGCGCCCGTACCTCGACTACACGGGGGACTCCGCTGGCTTCACGGTGGACACCTCGGTGTCGATGACGGACACGGCGTTCGCGCTGGAACTGTGGATGGGCTCGCCCTCCGCAGACGCGTGCACCCCGGGGGCCACCGGCTCCTACGGGTACATGCTGCTCCCGTTCGTCCAGGGTGGCGTGCTCGGTGACTTCACGGTGGAGAACGCGGCGATCAACTTCGCCATCACCAACGCGGCCACCAAGACCGGCGGCTCCTGGGGCGTCGGCCCGTACAACGTCGTGAACAACACGACGCCTGCACCGGCCCCGCTGCCCCGTGCGCTGTCCACCACGGAGCCGTTCCTCCTGGTGCAGACGACCCTGGCCCCGCCGGACCCGTTCTGCGGTGCGCAGCCGCTGCTGAACCCGACCGGCACGGCGCTCACGTCCATCGCGGCCACGCCGTCGGCCAGCCGCAACGTCTCCATCGCGGCGACGCCGTCGAACTCCGAGCCGTGGTACGTGGACTTCGGTAACGGGGTCACCCGCTACAACGCGACCGGTGCGGCGATCACGTACCAGTACCCCACGGGCACGACCGGCTCCAAGACGGTCACCGCCTACCGGGGCACCTCGTCCAAGACCGCCACGTTCACGATCGTCCCCTGATCGACGCGGCATGATGGGGGGCGGGGGCTCACGCCTTCGCCCCCCATCGACGTAGAGGAGCACCGATGAGCGAGCCCCTGCCTGACCTGCCCAGCCTGTGCTGGCCAGTGGACTGGTCGTGTGTGCCGAACGAGGACGACATTGACCCGGTGGTGAAGGTGCGCTCGGAGGCCCTGGCCACGTCCGCCCTGCGGTCCCTGACCGGCTACCAGGTGGGCGGCTGCCCCATCCAGGTGCGCCCCTGCTCCCTGGGCTGCGGCCAGGCCAGCGGCTACCAGGTGTGGCCCATCACCGGCCAGCCTGGTGTCGGCCCGTTCATCAACGCCGCTGGGCGCTGGGTGAACGGGTGCGGCTGCGGCACCTCCTGCTCCTGCACCACCCTGTCCGAGGTGCTCCTGCCCGGCCCAGTGGGGCGCGTCGACCAGGTGCTGCTGGACGGGGACGTGCTGCCCGCCACCGCCTACCGGATCGACAACGGCAACCGGCTGGTCCGCACGGACGGCCTGACGTGGCCGGTGTGCCAGGACATGTCGAAGCCCCCGACTGCTGACGGGACGTTCGCGGTCACCTACGTGCGGGGCATCGTCCCCGACGGGACCGCCGCCTACGCTGCCGGTCTGCTCGCCTACGAGTTCGCGAAGGCGTGCGGGGGCCAGAACTGCGGCCTGCCCACGAACGTGTCTCAGATCGCCCGCAGCGGCGTCACGTACGACATCGAGCCGGGCACCTTCCCGAACAACGCGACGGGCATCTTCGCCGTGGACGCCTGGCTGCGGACCATCAACCCGTACGCGGTCACGCTGCCCGCTGCGGTGTACTCCATCGACCGCCCGTCCACCCGGGTCACCACCTTCGGCGGGTACTGATGGCACTGCCTGGTGTGTGGGCGCTGCTGACGTCCCTGCGCGAGTGCCTCTGTAACGAGATCGAGGCGTCGGGCCGCAAGGTCTGCTTCTGCGCCATCGTCCCCGGCCAGCAGACCATCTTCGAGTACGCCGCTGGCGGGCAGGCGTGGGTGCGCCTGGCCAACGTGTTCCCCTCCAACGACTTCCCCGCGCCTGCTGGCACGGAGGCGAAGTGCTACAGCCCGATGGCCTGGCAGATCGAGGTGGGCATCGCCCGCTGCGTCCCGGTGGTCAACGGCCAGCAGAGTCCACCCACGGCGGAGCAGCAGACGTACGCCGCTGAGGTCCAGGCTGCCGACATGGAGTTGATGCGCCGGGCTATCGCCTGCTGCGTGGCCAGCGACGACGACTACTCCTACCTGCTCGGGCAGTACACCCCGCTCGGCCCGGTCGGGGACATCGTCTCCGGGTCCTGGACCCTGCTGGTGCAGAAGGGCGACGACTGATGGCGGGCGGCACCAGGATTCGCCTTAACGAGGCCGAACTCGCGCGGGTGAACTACACCGGTGGGATGGTCTCTACCCGGGTCGGCATCCTGGCCGAGCAGATCGCCACGGCCGCACGGGTGTACGCCCCGAAGCGCACCGGCAGGATGGTGCTGTCCATCGACACGGAGAAGGGGTACGCCCGACGCACCGGCTGCTCCTTCCGAGTCACAGTGGACGTGCCGTACGCCAGGTATGTGCTGCGTGGTACCTACGGTCCGATCCACGCGAAGTTGCGCCGTGACGCCTTCGGCCGGTTCTCCGGCGCCGGGGTGGACTCGCGTGGTCGACGCACCGAGAACCGCAAGCGGATGCCGGTCGGCCGCTCCCAGGGCGGACCGGAGACGTGGGCTCGGGAGGTCAGTGGTCAGACGGCCAACGACTTCCTGTCCGAGGCCGCACGGGATGTGCTCGCCCGGTACGGGATCTGACCGCGCTACGATCACGATGAGGCGAGCGCCTCTCCGTGTCGAAGGAGCAGAGCATGGCTGAGCAGTTCGGTAAGGCGTTCGGCGACCACATGGCCGAACAGGCAGGGCGCGAAGTCAGCGTCGTGCTCAACGTGGCAGGCAAGGACATCACGTTCTACGAGCCCACCGGTGGCCAGATCATGGCCATGTCGCTGCTGGCCGAGGACCGTGGTGACCTCATGGGCATGGCCCGGGACGTGTCCCGCCTGCTGATGAACCTCATGGACGAGGAGGATGCGGAGCACTTCCGCGCTGCACTGGTCCACTGGTCCGAGCCCCTCCCCCCGAGCGCGTTGGCGGCCATTGTCCGGCGCCTCACCGAGGAGTGGACCGCCCGCCCTACCGAGCCGCTGTCCGGATCTTCGCCGTCGGCGCAGCGCGGTGGGACCTCATCGACGGCGAGCACGCGGCGCGAGCCCAAGGACCGGAAGCCCAAAGCCTCCTGAACCTGCCGCCGCAGCGGCTGTGCAACATGCTCTACACCTGGTGCCACTCACGCATCCAGAGTCAGGAGGACCTCGACAAGTGGTTCTTCGAGTTGGAGCAGCCACTACCCGGTGAGGACCCGGACGACGTGTCGCCGCTGGATGTCGACCGTGAGATGGACGCCTTCCGGCAGTTCACGTCGATGATGTAGGCCGAGACCACCCTGGTCGGTACGCTTCGACCAGGGTGGTTAACCGGCGGTTAAGGAGGAGGTGCTCGTGTCTCTCGGTCCCGAGTGGGGCAATGCCCACATCGAGGTCCACGCGGACACCTCTCCGCTGCGCCGCGAACTGCGTGCCGCCGCCGCCACGTCCGGCAAGGAGTTCGGCAAGGACTGGGGTGACGCGGCCGAGACGGAACTCGGCAAGGAACTGAGCGTCCTGGGCCGCCACATCGAGACCGCCATGAAGGGCCGTGGCGAGGACGCCGGTACCAACTGGGGCGACGAGTTCGAGAACGGCCTGCGTCGGCGCCTAAAGCGCTTCGACATGAACATCATCGAGTCGGCCCTCTCCGGCGACTGGTCGTTCGCCATCGAGCAGTTCGGCGGACTGGACCAGGCCCTCGACGGGCTGCACGCCAAGTTCGAGCAGATGCGCCAGGACTCGGGCCTGTCGTCGGCGGCCTTCCAGGACATGGAGGGGTCGCTGCTGAACTGGTCGCAGCGCATCCGCCACGACAACGCCTTCCAGGTGCTGCACGACGACGCGTTGAAGATGAACGCTGAGTTCGACCGCTCCAAGAAGGAGGCGGCCGACTTCGACAAGGCGCTGACGCAGGCGTTCAACGACATCGAGGACGCCGCCCACAAGGCGAACAAGGAGTTCGACCGCACCACCACCGCGAAGGCGCGCGAGGAGTACGCCGCACTGCACCGCGAGTCCAAGGCCCTGCACTTCGAGATCACGAAGATGTTGAAGGCCCACGACGACGAGGACCGTGCCCTCCAGCGCACCCGCGACTCGGCACATGCCGCAGCCCTGGAGTTCGAGAAGGTGGGTGGGGCGGTCCGTGGGGCGGTGCGGAACTTCTCCCTGGCTGGGCGCCTGAAGGGATCGCGCAACAACTTCATCAACCTGCTCGGTGTCATGGGTGTGGCGGCCGAGAACTTCGGCGACGGCCTGCTGAAGGTCCTGACCAGCGGTCAGATCCCCGCCGCCATCGCCACGTTCACCTCCAACTTCCGGGGACTCGGCGACGTGTTCCGGGACCAGGGCGTGCTGGGCGGGTTGAAGGAGTTCGGCAACGCCTTGAAGGGCGGGCTCGGTGGGCTGACGGAGGGTGGCGGCAAGGGCGGTATCACCGGCGCCATCCTCGGTGCGGTGGCCGGGTTCCTCCAG